CCAACCCACTCCGCTTCGGCAAGCGTTGAGAGGGCCTTCGCCTTTCTGACAAACAGGAGCTACTCAGACTGCCTCAGGGCAGTTCTTTGCGTTGCGTGCAAACACGGAGGGAACTATGAGAACAATAATTGCTTTGCTGCTTGCTGCCTTCATTTGCAGCCCGGCTTATGCCAGCCATCACCCGGAAGCTTTTCAGCCCGTGCTGGATGTAGCCGCCATACCGGCATACCAGCCTTTTGCCTCACAAACGGTCACCCATTGGCGTCACGTGGTCAGGCGTCAGGGGTACCACCACAGCTATGAAACGCACAGGCACCCCTTGCGCGGCCCAATGCGGGCACCTGTGCGGTCAATCATACCGCATACACCCCCGGCTGACGTAGACAGCATTGAAGCCTCAGCCGCAGGGGCCGTTGTCGGGCTTGCTGAAGGCTTTGCTGACGGCATTGCCACTGCAATCAAAAGCCCAAGGGCCTGCGGCAACGATGGCCGTCATAATCTTGTGGATTGCAGGTCCGGGGCCTCAACGTCGGTTTCTGATGCCATGTTGCCCCATGCCCAGTGCCTGTTGCGCTGGCTGGATGCGGTTGGCTACCCGGTCAGGGACATTGGGGGCTTTGGTGAGCGTAACAATCCCTCTGCACACCCCACCGGCAATGCGCTGGATGTCAACCAGCTAGGACGCAATGTAGTCAGTGTTCGGTTTCCAGCAGGTGTGACCCAAGCCGCTTCTGACTGCGGCTTGGTGCACGGCGCTATTTGGTCAAACCCGGATACCGGACATTTTGAGATGCCGAATAAGTATGGCTATGTAGGCTTTTGGCACCATTATGCCAGCCATCATTACCGGCACTATGCCCACCACTATACCCGACGTCGTTATGCGGGGGTTTGAGGTTCTTTCTTTGCACCACCAAACCACGAAGTGTGTGGTGCCGCAGGGTCAGCCTTGATGCCAGAAGTATAACACACTAACCTCAATTTGGTTCAATATGTGATCCGGTGGCGTCTTTGACTATGGTAATGGTGCCCCGGTATGAGTAATCCAACAGGTTATGCTCAATGAGAAAGCTTCGCTTACCTTGATCCAGGGCACGCTGGTTGAGGGTTTCAGCCAAGTCAAACATGCCCTCTTGGCTCAGGTGCCTGCTGGGTTCGTCAAAGAACTCCATGGTGCTGCGCAACCCGGCGCGCTCCATGATCAGGTTGGCCAGCCCCAGGTCACCGGCCAGCCTGAGTCTTTGTGTGGCCCCACCCCCAAAGGCCTCCCACTTGACCGGCCCTGGCGCACCGGGCGCATGGACAAGCACCGTGAAGCCCTTGGTGATGCCCCCTGACTTGTTCTCACGTTCAACGTCCAGTTCTATGTGCCAATTCACAAGGCCCAAGGCGGTGAGGCTGTTATTGATCTCAAGTTCCAGTTGCCTCAGCGTTTCTTCCACAATGAACAGCCTCACCCGCTTGAAACCGCCCACCCAGTAGCTGACGGCGGTGTGGTCTTCATCAATGGTCTTAATTTCGTGTTCCAAGTGGGCAATCTTGTTCTTGGCCAGTTCCAATGCAGCCTTCTTTTGGGTGATTTGCTCGGCGTAGGGGTTTTGGCGGGGTGAGAAGTCATACCGCTTCAGTTCCCCCAGCATGTTGTCCTTCTCACGTTCCAGCTTGCGAAGCTGCCTTTCAAAATCAGATTGATTATTCAGGAAAGCATTGAGTTCCTTGTCGGCCACCGGCTGCCCGCAGGTAGGGCACTTCTTGGCTCCACGCTCAGCGTTGGCCAATTTGACTTCCAAGTTCTTGAGAGCCTTTTGTGTGAAAGCTATTGAATCGGTAGTATTAGCCAGATATTCTTTTGCTGTGGCCGCTTCTTGTTTCAGGATTTTGATGCGTTGGCCTTCAGCCTCACCAAAGGTCTTGTTCTTGACCTTCAGGGCCTCAATGTCACCGTCAATGGTCTCAAGCTGGCCCTTGTGCCGGGCAATTTCACGCTCAGCGGTAATCTTGGCTTCCAGCAGTTCCTTGGCCAGCTTCGCGGCTTCCTCACTTTTGTCCAGCCAGTAATCCAGTTCCATGATCTGTGAGAACAGCGTCAGCTTGTCGCCGGGTGACAAGTCAAAGAAGGCATCACCGAACTGCGGGATCATCACCGCATACATGAAAGCCTGCGGGCCTATTCTGAGGGTCTTTTGTAGGGTCTCTTGGTCTACCGGCTGATTGTTCAGCCGCAGACTGTTGGGGCTTTGTGTGCGGGTGACGGTAATATCGTTGTTGCCTATAAGGGCATGCACGGTGACTGAGCAGCTTTTGGCATCCCAATTGATCACGTCACCGGCCTTGAGGCCCCGCGTCGTGCTTCCGTAAAAGCACCAGAATATTGCTTCTAGGAGGGTGGTTTTACCCGCGTCATTTGCGCCCAGACGCGGGTACACAAGGTTCTTGCCGGTAATGCCATAGAGGCCCGGCTTGGTGGGGAACTCAAAGCTGTGCTTGCCACGGAAGGATTTGAAATCCTCCAGTTCAACCTTGGTTATGTCAAACACAAAGCACCTTAGGCATCAGTCAGGATTTTGGCTGCTTTGAGCAGTGCTGTGAAGAGAGAAATATCAGTCACAGGACGCCATCGGCTGCGGAAGAATACAACATCATCGTAATCAACGCCAATACAACAACCACAGCTACTGAGTTCGCTCACCTTGTGGATTGAGCCAAGAGCGTAGGGAAAAGGTGTGCCGGTACCAGTAGGTGACGCGTCGATACATTCTACTTTTTGACCTATGTGCATTTTAATAGTTCCTCACCCGCAGCCTTGATATTGCTTGCAACCCCTTCAGCCTTGCAGAACGCAGCCAAGATATCTTTAGGTGTAGTAGCCACGGCTTCCTCAAGCTTGACCCGTTCACGCCGCGCCGTGGTTTTGATCTTCAGTTCTGCGCCGAATACTTCCAACTCACAATCACGGCAGGCAGCAAGTACCCGCTGCTTGATGGCTTGCCATTCCACCGCTTCCTCGCGCGCCATTTCAATGGTCAGCTTGACTTGATCGTGTGGCTTCAGTTCCTTGCTGTTCAATATATCATCAGCGTCACGAACGGTCAGTGAGAACTTGCGAGGGCAGTCAAAATGCAGGTCAATTTCACGGTCACCCTTGAGCAGAAGCACCCTGGGGGTGAAATTGTCACCGAACCGGCAGTGATAGGGTGCCCCTACATAGGTCACAGGGCCGCAGCGCTGAGGCACATGCACGTCCCCACTGTACACCCTCCCCGGCTTTAGTGCCTCAATGGGTGACGCGCTGAGGCCCGACAAAGTGGCACCTGTCTCAGCCCTCGAACCTGATATTGTCTGGTGAAGGGCTAGAAGCCGGGCTTTTTGGGGTAGTTGTTTGCAGGCTTCATCAAAAGTTCTTTGGTCACCACAGTGTGGGATGAAAGACACACCCAGTTCCTTGTTGTGGGTTGGGTTGACGATGAATGTGATTCCTTCAATGTGATTGAGGAACTTGAAATAGGGGCTGCTTGGGTCGGTACCATCGTGGTTCCCTCTAAGGATATAAACGGGCGGTTTCAGCCGCAAAAGTTCTTCAACAATACGGTTCACCAGCAGCGACGAATGGCGGTCCTTCCTCTCCGTAATGTCTCCTAGCAGAAGTGTTGCATCAACCGCGTGCTTTTCCTGCTGCTTTGCCAACCATCGAAATAAGCCAAAACGGTAGGCATCCCGTGGCTGGTCCGAACAATGTGTATCGGTGGTAAAAAGCAGGTTCATACGCCCATCAACTTTTGCCAAACATTTGGTGCTTGGGCCGCCCCAGCGGGGGCTCCTGGGACATTCGTGAATGGTGATTGCCATAACGCTCTCAACGCTTGCTTTTTAAATTCCGGGTCAACATACGGTGGGGGTTGCCATGTTGACCCCACGCCGTATTGGCCCACACCACCAAGTTTATAAAGGCACCGATCTGGCTCTTTTGGGTCAAGAACCTTGAGTGCACGTTTGTCGAACTTCTGCACGTGGCGCATCTTCACGAACTGCTGCTGGGCCATGATCGCCTGGGAAGGCATCCCAAGGAACACACCTATTCGCATTGAGAACTTTGTGCCTAGCAATATGATATTGCCGGTTGGGTTCATTTCAAATGCCTCAAAGGGCAGATCACCCAGCAAATCAGTCAGGTAGTCGGTGATGGCATCATCTGACGTTTCGGGTTGTCTTAGTTTGGTGATTACGGTCATGGGCGTTTGCTCAGCTTCATGAGAAGTGCATTGTTCTTTAGAATAGTTTTGCTTAGTTCACCCGTGCGGTTTCGCAGGGTGGTTCTAATAATATCACCCCAATTTTCTGCAAAAGCACCAATAGGTGGACGCCATTGATAGGTGTTGGAAAGGCCCGCTGTATAAAGGCAGGCCCTGTTGTTGCTTGCGTCTAAAACATGGAGATCCTTTTTGTCATACCACGGGGCCAAACGCATCTTGACGAATTCACCATGTGTTTGGATCACCTGAGTGGGACGGTTCATGAATAGTCCAACACGCATGTAGAACCATGTTCCACCGATGCGTAAGCGGCCAGTTTTTGTGGCTTCAAAATCCTCCCAGATGTGATCGTTCAAGTTCTCAATCATTTGGGCCTCACGGCAGTTTTCAAGAAGTTGTCGAACAGCATCACCCGCAGGCCCATTGATGGCACCCACAAGTGAAAATTCAGCTTGAGCAGGTTCTGGCCCTCGCGGCTGAGGCATACAATAATAGGCTGCTGGTTCTGCTTGGCAATGAGCATGGGCAGCTTCTTGTAGTGCAGGGCTTGCTTGCGGGTTTCAAGCCAGAACTGCGCCAGCTTGCCGGTACGCTTCAATAGGCCCACGAAGTTGAGATCACGATATGACTTGCACTCAATCAGGAAGGCATCGGTGAGTGGGGAACCGCTGGCGTGGATGCAGGAAATGTCACCGGCTTGGGCTGCTAGGCGCTTGCCTTTGCGGGAAGCTACCGTAGACCTGCCCCCCGACATGGCGCTGCGCCAGTACAGATCTTCATTTTTGCCCGCGCTCATCCACAGTGAAAGTGACGTGCAGACCTCACGCTCAAAGCTGGCCCCCTTAAATTTTCCGCCTCCTTTACGCATATTTTTTGCGGGTGGGGAGAAAGCTGACTTCGATCTCAGCCCAAATGCGCTTGACCACCTTGGACACCGATTCTTGCTCTTTTTGGTATTCCTCAGAACTCATATCACCTAGTTCTCCCAAATATTCCTTGAAATCGCTTTGGTTGACTTCAATCTCTTTAAGCCTGCCAATTTCCTTGAGCCATTCAGCACAGGCTTCCACGTCCTCTACACCATAGCCAAATCTGAAGGTGAACCTAGCATCCCGGAATGGCAGCCCAATCTTGTTCTTCTTGGCTCTGGCTTTGATGTCTATGCCGTAGGGACGCTTGATCTTATTGATTTCCTTTGTCAGCGTTTCAAGGTGAGATAACCACAAAAATTGGGAGGCATAGAAGTCGAGTGCATGACCGCCTGAGCGCTTGTGTTTCTCACCAAACATTGCACCAATGTTGTCGCGTACCTGCGACACTACCATCAGATGGGCACGGCTTTGCTCAATTTTGTGCACCCTTGTCCTGAAGAACAGACCCAGTAGCTTGGCCTTGGCAGTCCCAAACGTACCTTTGCCAATGTCACGTTCCATTTCATCGGTATCTGATAGGGCATCAAGGCTGTCAACCACGTAGAAGCCGGGTGCATCGTTTTTGACGCACCGGCTCAGGAAGCTGTCAAAATCATCCGCGAACTGTTCCACGGTCTGAATATGCTCCTTGCCAAAATCAATGTCCTCAATGGGCATTCCCATAGCCTTGGCATATTGTTTATCAAAGGCCGCTTCAGTGTCACGGTAAGCTGCAATGCCCTTGGGGTACTTGCGCATGAAATTGACAACGGCCTCAGTAGCGAGGCCGGTTTTCGCAGTCGACTTATCCCCGATTATGTTGCTAATTCTCCCAAGAGGATAACCACCGCCCAGGACGCAATCAATCAGGGTGCACCCGCTACTGACAAACTCATAGTGAGTTTTTTCATCCGCGAAGTAGGATGACTTCTTTTCAACGACCCGTTCCCTTTTTGCCATCAGCCGAACCTCGGGGCTCTTTTAACTGCCTCAGCGTAATTGGCCTTGCAGGTGGCCAGGAAGCGTTCCTCAGTCATGCCTACGTCCACCGCCGTGGCCGCTGCCATGCTGGTCAGTGAGGCCACTGATACCCGGTAGAACTTGTGAAAGTCGGGGCTGTGCCTGTCACGGTGCTTGCCCCACACCTGCCACACGTCGGCGGTGAAAGCCTTGTGCATGTCAAAGGCTTCGGCCGGTATGCTGGGTGGGTGATTGCTCTCAACATCGTCGTTTGGCATTTTTCTCTTTTTCCCAGCGTTCGTAGGGCACACAGTCATTGAGTATTTCACTCAAAGGGCGACGGTCAACCCTTATAGGGTCAATGCCGCCGCGCCTGAGTGCCCCGGCCTGCCGTTCAGTCATCGTCATCGTCGGCGCTTTTGGAGCTGCTTTTACGGCGCTCCGCTAAACGCTCACGCAATGACTTCCTGGGGGCTTCACCATCAGCATCGTCGTCAGCGGCAGCCTTGCGCTTGGGCTTTTCATCCGGTTCGTCGTCATCGGCCTCTTCCTGTACCCGTGCACGGCGTGACGGCTTCTTGGGTTCGTCGTCACCCTCCGGTTCAGCACGGGCCTTGTGCTTTGGCTTTTCATCGACCTCGTCGTCATCATCAGCCACTTTGCGCTTGGGCTTCTCCTCATCCTCATCCTTGCCGCGTACCTGACCGTCAAACGCCGCGCTGATGGCGTCGGCATCATAGTATTGCAGGCAGTCAGGCACCGGGTTGTCCTTGACGAACCCAAGCCATTCATCCTGCACATCCTGATCCTCATGTAGCGGTGCGGCGTCCATCAGCTTCATGCGGCCACCGGGGTATTTGGTATTGAGGCCGCTGCCCTCCTTGTAGAAGCGCAGATCATGGCCTTCCTCAGGGTCATCCGGGTACACCACTTCCTTGGTGTCCTCATCCAGGCACAAGTTGACAAAATCCTTGTCAACGCTGAACGGGATGTCCCAAAGCTGGGGGCCTTCGTCCTCATCCAGCCGGTCAATCACCCAAACCAGCACGCGCTGACGCGGTGCCAATGCCTTGGCGGTGTCGTCGTCACCCTCGCGCTGAGCTTCCTTGCGGGCTGCGGCCAACGGGTCCTTGCCATACTCGCCCTCGGCATCCATTTTGCTCAGTGACAGGTAGGATTGGTTGTCGGCGCCAATGCCATAATTGACAAAAATGTCGTAGCCGTAGTGCTTGGGCTTTTCCCATGTGGCAGGCAGGATGCGCACCATGTTCTTGCCGTCACGCACCTTGTAGCGCTTGAATTCCTGCTTGATGTAGCTGTCAAAGCCACCGCCGCGCATATTGGCACGGGCCTTCACATCCTCACGGCTACGCTTCTGATAGTTAAAACTACGCTCACTCTTTGCCATTGCTGGCTCCTTTCAGTTTATCCACAAGTTCGTTGATGTAGCCACGTTTGGCCTTGAAATAGGTGCCAATGATGGCCTTGCACGTCAAGAACAGGATCAACGCGCCAATCAGCACGGGTGATAGGTAGTGCAGGAAAATCATCGCCGTTCGCGTGCCTCAGCTATGCGTTGTCTACCCTTACTATACGTCGCGCGGTTGGTCTCACCCGTGCCGCGAACTGATGCTTCTTCAAAGTAGTTCGCGTTGTATAGGCCGCAAAGATCACGAATCATGAAGCCTCGTGACACAAAGGCTTCCTTGAGGGCCAGCAGCAGGTCGGCCTGCTTCTTGGCGTCAAGGTATTTGAGGGTGGCAATTTCATGTGTCTTATTTGACTGCACTTCGGTTTTGATCATGGCCTCGGTGTATTTGCTGTCACCGTAATCCATGCGAATCTTGTTATCCAGCTTGGCATCAACCGTGGCCAATTGCTCCTTGAGCATGTCGCGCTCGGCGGCAGCCTGTACAAAAGCTTCGCTGATTTGAAAGAGCAGCATGGGCTGCTCTTCCAGTTCTTGGTCCAGCGCGTGCTTGTCAATTTTCAAATACGCGCGGAATTCAGCAACATCAACCACGGTTGTCGCCCAAGGCCCCTTCGATGCGGGTGGCTTGCTCACCAATGGCCCCAATGAGCATTGATTGCTCACGTGCGCGGCGCATGAGGCTCATGGTAAGACTGGCTGATGGTGCTTCCGGTTGCCCGGCTTTTTCAACGCCCTCAGGGCGTGACCCCAACAGGCGGTCGCCAAGGGTCGTAAGGTGCTGGAGAATTTCGTAGAGTCTTTTGTTGTGTACGTCTAGTTCTGCCAGATGGCTCCCGATTGTAGTGTTAGTTGCACTGGCTTGGGCAAGCTGCTTGGCGTTGCTTGAGGCACCATATGTCGCTTCACTCATTCCTAACCTCCGTTTTGATCCAAGTTGAGCGCCATGCCAATGGACATCAGCAAGGGTCCCATCTTGTCGGATTGATTATACGTCCGTGAGAACGCCTCAAGCAACCCAAGCAGTGGTGCGGCTTTGGCATCACCCTTGGTACCCATGAGAACCACATTCAGGTAGTTTACAACACCTATTCGCACGCTTTCGGCTTCAACGTCACCCATGGCCTTGACCAGCTTCATGGCCTCAGCCCAGGTGCGCCCGCGCTGACCCAAGAGGAACCTGCATAAATCGATAACTTCCTTGGATTGGGCCGCGCTGCGCATGGCTGCGCGTGCCTCACCGGCTGTCTCACAATAGGAACAGGCTTCAAGGTAAACCAGCAGTTGACGTGGTGATCCCCCACACTCTTCAATGATGGCTTCTGCCACGTCATTGCTGATATCTATATTCTCAGCGGCAATAACCCGATCCAACAATTCCAACAGGTCTTCCTCAATGACCGGCTTCAGGTCGTAGCGCAGGCATCTGGTTCGAACAGTTTTTGGTATTTTGTCCGGATTGGTGGAACACAGCATCCAGTAAACGTGGGCTGGCGGTTCCTCCATGGGCTTCAGCAGCACGTCCCAAGCTGACCCTGAGAGCCTGTGACATTCATCAAGGATGATGGCCTTTACGGGTGACTGACCAATGGCACGGTACAGGCTGTGCTCTATGACTGTTCGCATGGCAGCCACACCGGTGTCGTCGGCAGCGGGGACTTCCTTGATATTGGCCACAGTACCTTGGGCACCCGCAAAGGTATTAGCAAGAATGCGAGCCAATGTAGTCTTGCCAGTGCCTGAAGGGCCTGAGAATAGAAAGCTGTGGGCGCGGTTGTCCTTAATCACCCGTTTGAGTGATTTGACCACGGCTTCTTGACCAACCACTTCCTCAAATTTCGAGGGGCGATATTTCACATGAAGACTTGCCATGATTACCCTTAAGGCTGCGGATCAATTGCTCACGTAGGACAATGCCGGATGCTACAAACGGCCATCCTTTGTATTTCTCTTCAATCCATGATTTATAGCGTTCAATTGAGTGGTCATAAGCATTTGCATGTGTCAGCGTGAACGTACCTTGCAGGAAGTCCCGTTCAAATGCTTGGGTGTATAGAAGTTGTGCACCATCAAAAGCTATTTGGCACAATCCATAATCGAATTTGCTAATTAGATCAAATGGTGTTTGAACATCTTGAACGCCTATGATTTGCAGTGGCGGCTTGCCTTCCTCGGAGCGTTCAATCACATAGTCTATCTGGTAGACAGGCGAAAATTGTTGATACTGTTTCTCGTGCCAAGCACCCCATCCTAGGGCTCTTTTGATCTTGTCTGTCATAAATAGGTTCTTTGACAGGATGAAAATATCAATGTCCTTGGGTTGTTTTGCACAGTACAAATCACGCAGACAACCCCCGGCTAGTACCGCCTCAAAGCCAGCCATGCGCAAGCACTCAACGTCAAGCAGCCATTGGTGTGGAAGCTTATTTGGGCGTAGGTGCATCGGTGAAGTGCCTTTTGATGTTGCTAGGAAGTTCGTCAAAGGCTTCTTTGGTTTTGAAAAGGATGCCGTGCTGGGTGGCAATGTAGAAGTTATTGCATTTCATCAAGATTGCACACAGTTCCGGAGCGGTGATGTCGGGCTGCGGGGATAGGTATTTCTTATACACGTTATTTTTGCCCCATTTCCTGTGCCGGGTCTTTTGGCAGGTCATCCAGCACGTCAATAGTCTCAAGGCTGATGGATTGTCCTTGCTCCCTGCCGACTAGCCGCCCTGCGGCATAGCGGGCATTTTCCTCTGAAAAGTAAGCTCCCAAACGGCTTTTTTGGTTGACAAGATTAACACCTACAACGATGTAAAGCTTGTGTTTCATGATACGTCCTTGTGCGACCAGAATTTACCAATCTCTTCCATCCCGAACCAATGCTTGCCCACTGAGCATGAGACGGACAGGGGCACGTTGATGAAGTCATAGTCCGGTGTGAGCATGACTGAATATACGTCCTTGATTGTGGCTTCCAAGGTCTTGTCGTCATCAGGCACCATCAGGGTCAGGTCGTCATGAATATTTAGAATAGGGTGCAGGTACCATTTGCCTTCTTCTGCCGCCAGTTCGGACAGGGTGTTCATGGAACGGCACACGATGTCGCAGGCTACTGATTGAATGGGATCATTGATGGCCTGATTGCGCGTCATGGGGTAGTGACGCCTCCGCCCGGTGGGGCTTTGGACATAGCCCTTTTCCCAGTAGCCTTCCATTAGCTTATTCTGCCATTCGTAGAGGCCATGAAAGGTTCGCCAAAACTCACGCATCAGCTTGTCAATGATCTCAACCGGTATGCCCAAGTAGCCCGCAATGGAAGTGTTCTGCGCACCAAAAATGGCTGGGAATGTCAGCTTGTTCTTAATCTTTGATCTAAACTTCTTCATCACGTCTTTGTCAGTCAGGTACTTCTTGCCACCAATGATCTCAGGGTACAGGTGAGCGGTCTTTTGCGCCCACTCCATATGAATATCGTAATCCTCCCAAAGCGCCTTGATCAGCACCTTGTCCTTGGAACACATGGCGGCGGTGCAGCCCTCTAGCTGTCCGTAGTCAAAGGCCAGCAGCGTATAACCGTCAGGGGCTACTATTTGGTTCCTCACCCAGGCATCGTTGCGCTGGGGGAAGTTCTGCATGTTGGGATCATCACTGCTGGTGCGGCCGGTTTCAGCAAAGGTACAATTGAAATTGCAATGGATCAGCCCATCGGGGTAGATCATTTTGCCTTTGCCAAGCTCCAGGCCGTCAACGTAGGTGGACAAAAGCTTGGCGCGGTTGCGGTACTGGATCACCAAATCAGCAAGTGGGTGGTCAATTTGGCTGAGGACATTTTTGTCAACTGAGAACTTGCCGGTTCGGTCATCGTCGAAGCGGCGCTTGCTGTCTGACGATTTGTTGAAATCATGGGCTTCGTAGCCCTCACGCTCAACCTCGACTTCCGGCCGTTTCAGGTAATCCTTGAAGATCTCAAGAACCTGCCGGTCATTGGAAGCCGCGAACTCACCGTGATCCTTCACATAGGCTTTGACCACCTTCAGCCCGGCTATATCAGCCTCAATCTGCTTGATCTCAGGTTTCAGCTTGTTCTGGGCCTTTTTGACCTCTGCTTGATCTACCGGCACACCCAGGAACTGCATCATGGCCACGCTGGTTTGCCGTGGCAGAGCTTCCCGGTAGGCGTCATACAGGCCAAAGCGCTTGAGAAGCTTGGTCTGGTA